CTCTGGCTGTATACTCTCTATATCCAATCTAAGTTTGTCCTTCTCGCATAGCTTTATGTAAAGCTTTCCGTTCTCTATTCTTCTCTCCTCCGCCCTAAACACTAATCCATTAACAGTCTTAATAACTTTTTGGATTCGTTTTAAAACTTTATTGGCATAGATTTTATACAAATGATCTGTGCCATCTTTAAATTGTATTTCTTCAAGTGTTAATGGATCTACTTCTTCAAAATCTTTTTCATATATTAATTGTAAATATTTTTTTAAGTAATCACTTTTAATAAATTCATATATTACAAATGCTTCATTCGGCATAATAGCTCGAAACATCTCACGATTTGTAATAGGTATAGTATAGTAATCATCTATCGTTCCTCCATCTATTGATATAGCATTATTTATTAAATCTTTATCTGAAGGATGACCTGTTTGAATACTATTTACTATTGAATTATCAGATTTTCTTATACAAAGTTTCATTATGCAAATGCTACCCAATAAAATGTTACAGTATTTCTATTGGCAGTAGCATCTCCTAAGTAAAAATTAGTTGCGTCTGGTGTTCCAGTTGTATCATCTATAACTTGTCCTGAAGGATTTCTCATTATATTAGCCATACCCGTAGCCCACATACCATCGTCAGCTGTATTTCCTATTTGACTTGAACTATAAACAAATACAGGTGTAAATCCTAATCCATGTGCCACCGTTGTATTGGCAGTAGCATTTCCTGTATAATTTCCAGAATTTCTCATTGCTATTTTTGCCCCCGCAAGCGTAGTTGCTCCCGTACCACCATTACCAAGCGCAAGAGTACCTGTAATCTCGCCCGTATCCGCCAGATCTATCTTACTCCATATAGGATCCGCGGCATTGCCTTTAGTTTGCAGAAACTCCTCATCCGTGCCAGCGGCTAAACGATTCCACCTGCCATTAGTATCATAGAAAAGTACATCCCCGTGTACAGCAGTCATCCCCGCCACGTTCTCAATATTCTGAAGCTCTAAACTCGCTCCTTCATTCGTAACTCTATTCTCTATAATATTACTCGACCCATCATTATAAAAACTTCCTATTCTACGATAAAATGTTTTACCTGTTGGTGTAGATGAATTTGTCGAAATAGTAACTGTAAATGTCGTAGCTGTTGCATCTCCAACTGCGTAAACATAATATGTGGTACTTCCAGCCTCAGCTCCCGTATCAATATCTGCCCATGTTACAGTAGTGTCAGAAGGATTGCGCCTAAGCTTAAGATTACCTGATGCGTCAGGTATCATTATCTCACCAGCTCTGACATATAGATCCGCTACTCCCTTAAATTCTACTTGGCAATTATGAATATACCCTATGAGAAGCGTTATAAGAGTGACATGATGGGTCTGTGCCGTAGAAGGTGCACCCACAAATGCCTCTATTGCTTCTATCTCATCATATCCTACATTTACATTCACTCCTTCCATAAATGTGGTGCCGTCAACTAAATCTGTAAATGATTTTACCGAACTTGGATAACTTGCCGCCATAAATTACCTCGCTTGTCTTAGACTTGCCAGATCAAGATCAATTTGTTTTAACCTTGCGGCTGTGTCTAGGAATTTAGTTTTACCTACTGTGAAATTAATATTAAATCGTTCGTCTGTATCTGATAAGGTATAAGATATTTTATCTATCTGGCCGCTAAAAACCCCTCCCCAGATACCTCCTGCTCCGCCATTTTCTGCTATGCCCCATATAAAATTACTTCCACCGTTAGTTGTCGTACCCCATACAGCGCGTGTGGCGTCACTATCTGCATCTTCTATAGCTACAAGCCCAAGGGGTATAGTATCTTCCATTCTGATATTCGTATTTTTAACTCTACACCTGAGTCTTATTTCTGGACTAGACCTTTCTCCCAGCACTTGGCTGATATACCTATCCGCAACACCATTTGTCACTATGGCTGAGTTTACTATAACTGTTTCTGCCAAAAAGAAATTACTTTGACTGTCAGTGTCTTCTCCTGACCGAGTATAAATCGTTCCTGCTACATCTCCGCCTTCTAAATATATCTTATTAATTAAACTATTATAATTTGTCCTGCGCTCTAAAATTTCTACGTTAGCACCTACGAAAAACTTATTGTTCAGCGTTGTACTATCATCCCTCCAGAAAAACACCAAATCTTCGTCTACCCCGTACTCTATTGCTCCGTTTAATTCTGCAAGGGTTTGTAAGGCTGAAGTAACCTTAGTTTTAAATTCCATACTATCAGCTGTAAAGCTAGAAGCATCAATTGTACCTTTCGTTATAGGGGTGTTTGCCGCGATAAAATTATCTGCTATATCGTCAACTATTTCTGAAATAAGATCGCTAGTATATGTTTTTATTGCGCCTCCGTCTTGTATTATAACAAAATTCAACAAATCAAAATATCCCCTCACATTAAGTTTTATCTCTTGGCCTATCTTTAATATAGGTATCACTTCTCCTATCCATCCACGATATACAAGCACGCTTGCAGATCCACTTTTAATGCGTATCTGAATATCATCCCTCGCACCAAATGTAATATCACGGTATGTTTTTTTGAGTGTTATAAGGCATCTACCGCATCCGCCTATCCTGTTCCATTCCCAAGATACTTTTGAAATAAACGGTGTAAGGTATTGTTTGAGATTGCCGTTTTTGTCGCGGAGTTCTACATTATAGATTGTTGCGTTTGCCATTCTATCTTAATCTCCATGCATGATAATGCCCAAATGGCCCATTATCTTCGTAATCCCACCCTATCATTTCAAACACCCAATAAGCAAATAATAAAACATAAAACCAACTAAGAAACGGTAAAATTACTAAACTTGCCAGTTGATATTCTATCCTCGCTCTATTCATAACCCTTAGTAAAGTTATAAACTCAATTATAAATGCTATCCCAAATCCCCAAAAATATATTTTTATAAATTCGCTGGCTTCCATGTTATAACAGTCACTCCCATTGTACCTGTTAGCTCTATTGTATTATTGCCAGGTTGTAAGTATATAAAATCGCCTTCAAAATTCGCCATATCAAGTGTTCCATCATTTTTTACTTCAAAGTCATCCGTATCGTATCTATTATCTATCTCTAAATCTTTTGTCGCTGTAACAGTACCTCTATATTTACATAATAGTCCCACCGTAGTATTTTCTATTTGCATATCATCTGTTATATCTCCCCCCGGGGCGGTAATAACAATTTTTACTCTTGCATTAGCATTACCAGAGTTATTCAAAGTATATCCAACTCCCGTGGAAGGAGTTCTTGAGTCACTCGTTTCTGTTCCCAACCATAAAGGATCATGTGCCAAAAAGACAGCTTTATATTTGGCAAATGTTCTTATAGCCTCAAAACTATAATTAAAACTCTGTAATTGTGCCTGTACTGTTCTATCATCATCAAGCGTAAGTGACTTGATGCCGGCCTGAAGCTTATCTTTTAAGGTGTCTATGTTTGTCCTTAAAGCATCGTAATCAGAGCCGATGACACTTCCGACTATTGTGATCTTAAGGGATTTACGTTTCGCTGTCTCTGCTATTGATCCGTCTCTTTTTGGGATGTTAAATGATTTGACGGGCTTTGGTTCATCAAGTTTAATGCTATCAACTGCGTAGTTTCCTGAGTCTAAGTTTTGCGCGTTAAATTTTATTTCTACCTCGTTTGCGATAAGTCACCTCTTTCTTTATTACCACTCATCTACTCGCCTCCACATCAAGTGCAAAAGACACTTCTTCTGTAATTTGCCTCATTAACTCATCATCTATAACCCCTGTGGGGTTGTTGATTGTGATATTGACTACCATTCCATTGCCTCCGCCTGCTTCTTCTCCTCCGCGCCGTAGGGGTTGGACTTGTACTCTCTCTGCGCCTGCTTCTCCTGCAAGTATTAATGTAGGTTTGCGAATTATCTCGTCGCCTCCTTCTGCTGCCACTGCTAATGAATGTGAAAGAGCATGTGTAGAAGCTATGCCAGCTGCAGCAGGAATGGCATTAGCACCAGATGTGGCAAGTGATGTAGCAGCTGCAGCTGGAGCCATTGCAGTGGCGATTGCTGTGCCAGTCGCAAATGCTGCCGAAACTTCAGCTGATTTAAAGGCTTTTGATAGAGCAGCGTTAATAGCAGTTTGAATAATCCAATCTAATAATATCTTAATCATTTGTTTTCCTAAATCTTCAAAAGACTCTTTAATGGTTTTATTTCCTTCGATTAGATCTATTGCCATCATAGACATACCTTTACTAAAGGCATCTCTTCCCTCACTGGCAATTTTCCACATATCAATCTGACCTTTTATAAATGTATCTTTTATGAATTCATTTTTTGAATTTTCAAGAAGAGTATCTTTAATTTTCTTAACACTATTTTTTGCTCTTTCTTTTGCTAAAAATGCTTCTTCAAATCTTAAATCACTAACAGCTTGTATTTGGTTAGCAAGAGGTGTAAAAAAATCAAAATCTAAAATAGCTTCTGATTGTGCGATTTTTTCTTCCGCCGCTGCTGCTTCTGCCTCTCTCATTGATTCTATTAATTCAGCTCTTTCTGTTAATTTTTCCTGAATAAGAGTCTCTAAATCAATATTATCTTCTCCTACCCGTACTAATACATTTCCTGTTTCTTCCAATCGTTCGCTTAATTCAACAATCTCTGCTGTGAGATTTGCTACTGTTAATTCATTTACTTTTTCGCTTGCTTCTACTAATTTATTTATCCAGTCTGTTAATCCTATTACAGCTTTTGCCAGTGAAGGTAAAAAGTTATCTTTAAACGATAAAGATAACCCATCTATTGCATTTTTAAATAGTATCATCTTTGATTCTGTAGTTTCAAATCTCTTTTCTGCCTCTATATTTAAAGCAGTTGCATCCTCGAGTGCAACATTAGATATCCTCATCGCTTTTTCTAACTTACCGCCTGCGCCGGCAAGAGAGAGGAAAGCGCGTTGTGTGCGAGCTTGTTTAAATCCTAACTGTTCTAAAATTATTGCAGCATCATCTCCTGCTTCTTCTAAGTCAGTTACAAAATCTATAAATGCCTGTCCTCCACGTTTGCTTTGTTTTGTTAAATCAAGCAATACCTTATTTACAGCCGTACCACCAGCCTCAGCCTGTATACCGACTGACGCGAATGCCGCGCCTATACCAAATAATTCATCAACGGTCAATCCTGCTACCTTACCCATACCAGCAATACGCTGGGAGAAGGTAAGTATCTCTTGTTCATTTACCTCAAATTTATTGCCGAGATCAACAACAGAAGATGCCATCTTTTCTATATTTGATATTGGTTCTCCTATAACTGCAGCGATCCTTGCAAATCCTATGGCAGCAGCTTCCTGTGTCAGGTTTGTAGTAACAGCTATTTTTGCGATTGCTTCAGTAAACTGTGTTAAATTATCAACTCCTCTAACACCAAGCTGACCAGCTATTTCTTGAATCCCTGCTAACTCCTTTGCTGATACAGGAATCCTCTTTGACATAGCTATAAGGCCTTTTTCCAGTTGTTTAAATTCCTTCTCTGTAGCATCAACTGTTTTGCGTACACCAGCAAATGCACCCTCAAACTGAATTGCAGTATTAATCATTTTCTTAATACCAAAAACAATACCAGCAACTCCAATCGTAGCGCCTAATGCCAGAAACGCATTCCGCGCCAAAATCGCGGCCTTAGACATGGTCTTACCCATCTGCTTGGTCTGCACTCCGATGCCCCGGAGTGCAGCCTTTGTTTTCTCAGCGTCTTTTGCTTGGATTGTTATTACAACTTTATTTTGTGCCATCTTTCTTTTCCTTTACAGGATTATTATATTTGATACATTCCAGTCCCATCTCTGTTAATATATCACCCCTTACTCTTAAAAGATTATCTCTTGTTAATGCAAGTGCAGAACCATCAATATTCGTAAATGTCCAACGGATAGCGCACTTAAGAATAGTCTCGATGCCTCTTTCCATGTCATCCGTTATTTTACTTAAGTCCATTTGATCCTGTCCTGAAAGCTTCTTAATTGTCACCTCATACTCATCTTCAATTTTTATTGTTTTGGTCATGTACTCCGCTAAAACTGATTTGTTTCTTGGTGTGACTATGCCGCCCATATCAATTTCCCCCTTTCATAGCTTGGTCTAATTTATTAAAATCCTCAAAAAAGTAACTTCTATAGTCCCTATTAAACCCCTGACACATTTTACATCGGCCTTTTAAATCGATGAATTTGTCATTTGAAATTCTTTTTTTTCGGTTGGGATTCATCGAGAAGTGAAATTCTAAAAGGCCGTCTAACTTTTTACCATTTACTTCAACCGTTGTCTGATCTGCGGTTCCATTTGTTAAAATTTTAATTTCCAAAATTACCTCCTTTCAATTTCTTATACGTTATTCTGTACTATCTGTATTTCATCATCTCCTGCTGTTGCTGATTTACCAAGTCTAAACGGTATAGCATATGCTCTCACACCGTCCCTATCTTCATATCCCACTGATTCAACAACTGCTTTAGGAGCTGTTATTGTAAATTTATTACCATCTGCTGTACCAACCACAACTGATATTGCCTTCTCAGTAGATCCAGTCCATATAGTAAAGAAGTCATAAGTTGCCAATACCGCTGCCTCTGGTGCCATTACACCTTTAGGCTCACGATTTACTATACTCACCTCCGGCACACCTGTAGCTTCGTTCATACTTTGATGCACACTCAGTACATTCGCCAGATCTAATTCTAACTGAGGTATACGAAATGATGTGCTGTCAAATGTAAAGCTAACACTAAGTACGGTGGGCGGTACAGTTGAATCATATGTAGGACTGGCTATTGCTACATCCGTAGGAATAGCATAAAATCCCATAAATGTAAACTCTATCTTCCCTGTCTCACCAGCTATTAATATAAGCTTAAATGATCCTCTGCATCCATTCACCTTATGTAATGTCCCATCGAGATATATCCATATTGTACATGACGGTATAAGGTTAGTTGTAGATGTGGGTGTGTATGTTACCTCTGTCGCGCCTATAGCCTGATCCATACCACAGGCCTCGAGGAGTGCATCTATGCCTTTAGGAGGCGTTTCAGATGTCCCAGAACCCTTTAATTCCACTACAAAGCTAAGTTCTACCCACCTAGAGCCTAAGAGTGGCCTAGACTGTGATATGGTGTTGCCAAATGGCATTCTAGCCTGTAAGTTACCCACAGGAGTCACTGTAAGATCACTTATAACCTCAAACTCATCAGCTGATACCGCGGGCGTAGGATCTGAGCCATAGGCAGCGGCATTATCTCCTGTGTACGTTTTGGCTCCCGTATCATCCGCTGCTATAGAGAAGCCTATGTAGTCACCTATTGTGGTGGCTGTATTTGTGCCTGACTGCCACTTAAGTTCTAATGTCGTAAGTGAAGCATTAGCGATAGTATACTTCTTAGTGGTAGTTGAATATACGCACGTTGCGTTATTATCTCCATCCGCCCTCATCTGTGTTTGTATCTCAGCGGCAAGTGTTGTTGGAGTGTAAATACCGGCAGAGAGTGTAGACTGTATCTCTCCCCCGCCATCTTCGCCAAAATCCAATGCGTCATTTACACCTGTAGTAACTACAATTTGACCACCCTCTTTTTTAGCTAAAAGGATAGCTTTCTTTGAAAGTAATACCATGTGAACCTCCTATGTCGAATGAACTATTGAAATCTCATCATCTCCTGAACTCTTAGCAAACCTGATCGGTATCTCAAAAACCCTAATACCATTACGATCTCCGTATCCAATAGATTCTATTACTACCTTTGGAGCAGTTATAACATATTTATTTCCAGATGCTGAACCTATTGTGATCGTAATAGCGCGCTCTGTAGATGCAGTCCATTCCGTAAAGAAATCATATGTCCCTAATACATTTGTCTCAGGATTCATGCTTCCCTTTGGCTCTCTACCTACAACCTCAAATCCAGCGATGCCAGTTGCATCATTAAGTGAGTCTCTGGCAGCTATTACATTTGCCAGATCCATCTCTAATTGTTGTATTACGCTGGCATTAGCGTCAGAGTTCCAAGTATAACTTGCACCCAGAACTGTAGGCGGTACAGTGGAATCATATGTTGGTGAAGGAATGGCGACATCTGTAGGTATAGTATATTTACCCATGAAGTTCCATTCTATCTTTGCTGTTTCTCCTACTATAAACAAAAGTTTAAATGTACCACGACATCCGAGTATCTGATGTTTTATGCCATCTATAAATATCTCAAGCGCTACTGACTTAAAGCTAGATGATTCTGGTGTATAAGTTACAGTAGTTGTAACTGCTTCATTCATACCGCATGCCTCAAACATATCTCCCACTCCGCGAGGCGCTGTTGCAGCCGTACCAGAACCTTTAAGCTCTGTCACAAAACTCACTTCTACCCAACGAGAACCGAGAAGAGGCTGGGCCTGTGATATAGTATTTCCGAAAGGCGAACGAGTTAATAAATTTCCAATTGGTGTAATTGTTAAATCACTAATTACCTCAAATGCATTACTCCCAGCTGCAAGCGTAGGATCTACTCCGTAAGTGCCTTCTTCTTTTGCCAAACATACCGCTTTTTTACTTATAAGTGTCATTTTATCCCCCTAATTGGTTAGTTACGCCTTGTATCAATAACTCAATTCTACATGCCTTTAACATAGTTCTATTTATAGGTAAGATGTTCGAAACTATAACATCTGAAAAATTTGTGATAACTGCCTTCTCTCCTAGTTGTTCATTTTCAGCTAATATCTCTACTATCGCGCGTGCATAGCGCATGATCTTCATATCTAAAATTTCTCCCCAATCATAACTTCTACTATCAACAGTTACAGCTAAATTCATATTTCCATCTATTATACAATCGATCTCCACTACTATCTCATCTCTATACCTTCCATCTACAGCTATCGGCTGTGGTGTGGCACTCCTGACTTTTACTATAATGGCCGGCATATTTTGACTCGAAGGCACATCCTCCCTATCCCCAAAGAAGTATCTGCGAATATTATCTAGTACAATACTATCACTCTTCTCAGTTTGTATTGCAGTCAACTTCGTTGACAAATTATCACCCAACAAATCCAGTATTTTAAAACCTACACTCTCTGCATCTACTGTATAGCTCATATAGTCCTCTGCCCGAATCCTTTAGTCTTGCCTGATTTCTCAGCGAGTTTCTGAATATATACTGAAAAGATACTTGTCCATCTGACCTTTTGTTTGTTTGTCAAGTCTATCACTTTACGTTGAGGCATATTCTTAGTTCCAAATTGATGCAACTCCGCTAGATTCCATCCTCCGACATTTAAGTTAACCCCCATCTCAAGTAATGTATTTGTCAGCTTGAATACTGAACCTTTTGCGTTCTGAGTGGTTGATGCTTTCTTTAAATCTCCTGACAACTCTAAAATTTTCCGACTTGGGAAGTTTGCCCCTTTCCATTCCGCGTATTTACTGCTTAAGGGCGCCCACGCTTTACGCCCTTCGATCGCTCCCTCGCGCTGGAAAACTTGTTTTTGAGTAGCGTAAAAATCTTTCGATATATTTGAAAAAGGTATCTTAAAATTTGTAATACCAAGAGCAAAATCATCAAAGAACCTATTGAGTTGCTTCTCTCCAAATACTGTAAAGCTAAGTGCTAGTGCCATCAGTATTCCTTATCTATTGTAAACTTTGCTTCTCTTGCATTGCCATTAGCGTCATTTGCCCCTGTACGGCTTGCATCAGATGAAAACTGTCTATCTGCGTCTGGGAATTGTAAGTCATCATTTATTATATTACTTATTAACTTCTCTGCCCTATTCTGCCACTTATCCGCTATATCTCTCTCATCTGCTGTTAACCCATTCGCCTCTTTAATGATCCTTATAACCTCGGCCCCTACGGCGTATTTACATACTATGGTTAACACCTCAAGCATCTCACTATCAGTAACCGGCACCTCATAAGCATTTACAATTTTTGCATCTACCCATGCGGATTGCTGTGTTATGATCTCACCCAACTGAGTAGAAGTCATTTTACTTGACTCGCTCCAGCTTATCTTTTGAAATAATATCTCTATATCAGATTCCGTGCAATAATTAGCCATTAGTCCACCCCCATGCTCCCTGCTATTCTCTGGACAAGATCTCGAGTTTCTTGTGTTATTTCCTGAATCTGTCCTACATCTTCTTTTATATGCCCTACATCGTTTTGAAGTATACTTATATCTTTAGATTGTTTCTTAGTCTCAAACTTTATATCTCTCCTCTCTTTCGACGCCTCTGCTATCTCCGCAGCATTAGCGCTTATGCCACCCTTAGCAAGAGTCCATGCTACAGTACCAGAAACTATTAAGGTTACTGCTATGAATATAAGTTTTAGATAAGTTGATGTTGTAAATTTGATTTTACCGTTCACTTCCTTCATCACTTCCTCCCGATAATGTAGATTTTCGCCACTTTTTGCCTGTCCACTTTTCCTTCTTTCCTGTTTTCTTATCCTCAAACGTATCGCCCTTTATAGGTTTCTTAGGTTTCTTTCTTCCTATTGTGTGGCGAGTGAGTTGTGAAGTATATACTGTCTTATTACCTTTTATTTTATACTTGCCTTTGACTGTCCAGTCCGCATAGGTTAGATTAAAGATGAATACAAGAGTTAGTGTTAAAATTATAGTTTTCATAGGTCTCCTTTAGTTATAACTTGGCACAAACCACTCATATTCTTTTTTTATCTTATTTGGAAACCTTTTTTGATTAAAAGATAATTGTAGAATTTTTCTGTATTTTTAACTTTCATCATCATAAATTCTTATCCACTTCGTAACTCCGTTTATTTCAATTCTTATTGCTCCAAACTTAGCACTATCTTCTGTAGTATCACTTGAGATGCTTCTTGTTCCATCTGCGGCGGAAGTACCTATAAAGTCTACAAAAGAGTCATCTATGTCAGCTTGGTCAAGTTTTACTACTGGTGCAGCTCCACTGGCAGAAGATTGGTCTATATGAAGTATAGATGTCGGTCCCGTCGTGCCGATGCCGACGTTGCCCGAACTATCTATATACATTCTACTTGATCCACCA